ATTCCCAGGCGAGACTCCGGTCAACCCATTTGACTTCTGGACTGGCGCAGACTTCGAACTAAAGATTCGTAATGTCGCTGGGTATCGTAACTACGATAAGTCGGACTTCAAATCTCCTGCACCTCTTGCAGACGCCGACGAAACGCGATTGGAAGCGATCTATAACTCGCTATACGATCTGAATGAGTTTGTACTTCCTAACTACCCGAACGCGCATGACGCGAACTGGTTCAAGTCTTATGACGAACTGAAGAACAAACTTGAAACTGTACTTGGTGTCGCCACTGGTAACGGCGCAACATTACGCAACGAGGCAGTAGCACAGTCTGCTGAATCTGCCCCTGCGCGTGAAGCGTCTGAACCGACTATCGTCTCTGCTCCTGCACCAGCACCTGTTGCTGCCGCGTCTGCAGAAGAAGATGACACTCTTTCTTACTTTGCGCAGATGGCTGCGGAGGACTAAAAATGGATACAAATATGATTATTCTAATCCTAGCAGGATTAGTTGTATTTGGTCTGATCTACCGATCAGTATCAAACAAACCAGAGAAGACTACAGGTGGGGGCAGTACGCGTCCCACGACACCTAGTCAACCAGATCTAACAAACCTTTCAAAGGCGGAGTTGATTGAGACTGCTGAGAGGAATGGAGTTGTGGTTCGTAAATCTTGGAATAAATCACGAATCTCCACAGAGATTGAAACGCATCTAAAGTAAAAGTAAGGGGACACTAAGTCCCCTTTTTCTTATCTACCAGAATTGAGATAAGGGTCTAGATCGTCGAAGAATGTGATCGGCGAACTGATAGAGACTCCACCGCCCCCGCCACCGGATACGTTGTTCGTCGTAGAGTTATCCATAATAACGTTTGAAGAAGTTTTAGCAACAAGTTCATCTCTCTCACGAGTTGCGTCATTCAACACTTCGGACTTGTTGTCAATAGCAGATGATAGTTCTTGAGTTTTATTCTTTGATATATCTCTTGCAATGAGTGCAGCGTCAATTCCCACACTTGCTGCAGTACCAAACCCTGGGATTATAGAAGCGACACCACTAGCGATTTCTAATCCTGCACCTACTGGGTCTCCCTTGAATAGTCTACTCGCACCAAATCCCAATGCAGCGAGAGCACCAATGACAGGAACTTTCTTGATTGCGGTTTTAGCAGCAGGTCCAGTCAAAGACCTCGCTAGTCCACCTGCAGCACCACGCACCGCTGGTACTGCTGTCGAAACCCCTGATCGGACTGCGGAACCTGCAGCAGAAGCGCCAGAAGCAATCGCAGAACCTGCGGTTCGTGCGGCAGAAGTTACTAGTCCTGGAGCCATCATTGCGCCTGTGACTAAAGCACCACCCACACCTCTTGCGCCTCTTGATAGTAAACTCCCAGCACCTCTTAAGAATCCGCCTACACGACCCCCACTTCTTGGAGGTGCTGGGTTTGGTCCGCCTGCAGGCGGCCTTCCTCCTGGAGGTAAAGGCGGACCCATTCCGCCTGGACCTAATCTGCCGCCCATTCGAGCAGTAGCATACATTGCCGCAATACTTGCGGATATCCTGCCAAAAAGAGTGGGTAATCCTGTGAGACCTATAAGAAAAGTACCGAGACCTTTGATCACGGTATATATCAGACCTGCTGTTTTGAATGGAGCAAAGGCGAATGCAACTGCACCTATGAGTCCTACGAAAGTCCCAAGGTTTCCTAAGATGTCGCCGCTAAGTATACCGTTAATTCCAGTGAGGACTGAAGTAAGACCTTCTGCGAACCAAGATAACATAGAAGGGCCATTTTCTACCAACCAATCTTTAAGAATGAGTAATTGCTCTTTTGCTTCTGGGGTTAAAATTGCTCCTAGTAATGCGCCGATCAACGCGCCCTTAACACCAAAGAAAGATCCTAATAGACCACCTGTTAACATTCTTTGAGCAAGTGCGCCTGCATCATAATCGCCAAGTGCTGAAGCAAATAAACCAGAAACGACATCACCAAAGAACATACTCGCAAGACCGATCAAAGGAAGAGACTTGACCAAAAACCCTAGCGATTTACTGAAGATACCGCCGAGTAATCCTTTGCCGTCCTTCTTATCATTCCCGCTGAACATCCTACCCAAAAAACCTGGCTTCTTAGGGTCGTCTTTATCTTTATCCTGAAGTTTTCTCCTAGATTCTTCAGTGTCCTCTTCGGTGTCTTGATCAGAAAGAACTTTTTGAATGCCTATCAATACCTCTTTCATCTCGTTAAGGGATTGATTCATCGTTTCGGAGTTCTTGTTATCGTCCTCCCTCATTTCTAGAAGCAACTCGTTCTGTTGCTTTATTCTTTCTGATACTGTTCGGATACTCATTTAGAAACCTTGCTGTTGTTGTGCTCTTTGATTTTTTTCTTTTATATCATCAATCAACATTGTCAAGTAAATTTCTCTCTCCCATGGTATCATCATTTCGACTTCGTCTAACGAATAACTGTAGTTGTTCATTAGTTGGAAGTTAACCTGATAGTAATTCGTCAGGTTATCATGAGAGAGGTTAATTAAAAAAAATCGTCCATTCCTCTTAGTGTTCGGTTGTTCTCGTGCTTACACCCTGCGCATGTAAACTCAATGTCTTTAGACACTGCTGGCATGTTCTGCACGAACTCAGTGACACGCTCAAATTGATCCGAAGTCATCGAATCTATAAAGTTGACCACATCTTCTCGCGATTCGTCTTTGATCGAAAACCGTTCTTCTTCGGTCAGTACGGAGTCTAAGCATACAGTGATCAACTCCATGAGCGATTCGGTCATGCTTTCGGTGCTCAACAACTTCTCATTTTGTATGAAGTCGTCATAACTTGGATATCGCATCTTCAAAGAAATATCGTCGGTAAGTTGGATGATATTTTCTTGTACTTCCTGTGTCATTTTGACATCGTCAAGTTCAATAGAAATGTCGTTTGCCATATTACACTCTTCGCATTTGATAGACAGGTCTACGACTTCGCCTACTGACTTGGCACGAATCTGAGTGAAGAGATAATCAACATCAAATGTGGTAAGCGACTCTTCGATAGGTTCTTCTATACACGCGTGGATCGTGCGAGTGATTGCACGTACGATGTCGGTCTTATCTTGAGTCTCATATGCGATCAATAGCGCCTTCTGTTCTTTGACAAGAAACGGACGAAAGGTAGTTTGCTTTCCTAACGAGGGTATCGTGATACGGTAACTTGGTGTGCTATTTAACTGGGGTAATGCCATGATGTATTCCTATAATTTAGATATATTTGCCTAGATTAATGTTTAGGTCTAGGTCTAGTAAACTTCTTTCATCCTTGACTGTTCTCCACTTGGTATAAGAGAATGTTATTGAAACCTCAACAAGACCGTCTGGGTCGTTGCTCAATGCAATAGAAGTTATTGTCGTAGGGAACGCGTCTTCTAGCTCAACACTGTATATAGTAGAACCAAAAGCATCGAAGTTTATGTCAAGTGGTCCAAGATCGAACCCGAACCTTGCGATCGGTTTTCTCAGCTGATGTATCTTGATGGACTTTACATAGTCGGTTTTATACCCTACGAACCCCGACATGGAACCATAATCCCCTACGATTTTTTTCTGCCAAGAGTCAAACCACTTTTTGACGCCATAGTCGTTCAAAACATGAAAGACCATTGTAACATCTTCAATCGCAAATCCATTTGCAACCTTTTCTTGAAAGATACCCATCTGTCTGTCTAGAGTCAAAATCTGCTTTCCAGGCATATTGACTTCTTTGCATACGACATCGAGTGTTCTTGAACTTGCACCACTCCAACGCGGCAGTTCAACTCGGTATTGGTTAGCAGCAGCAATGCCGTTCTTAGATGTCAGTTTGCCTTTTAGATCTTCTATTGATGCCATTAGATCATTTTCCTAGAGTCATTATAGATTTTATTCTTACCCGATTTCTCGAACTGCGCAGTCGGTAAGAATGTTGCGATCTCCCACTCTGGTGCGGGTACCATCGCGAACTTACTTTTGACATGCTCGTTCAAGTAATGTTTGAAGCACGGTTTGAAGTACTTCAGTTTCGCAGTCTTTGCCAACAACTCGTACGACATCTTGAATCGTGTTGAGTCGTTGAACTTGGTATTCGTTGTAATTTCCATCAACGCGTCTAACATCTTCGCACGTAGAATCGGTGGCAGGTAGTGAAGGTTCAGACCATAGAACCCACCCTCTGCTGGACCGACCACTACAACAAGCGGAAACTTATCGTAGTATGGTAAAGTCTCTTTATGTTTTGGGTCATAGAAGAACATGTACATGCTACCTATGATCTCTTGATTTGTTTGCTTCAACGGATCTTCTTTCATCAACGCTTCTCGGTTGAGTCGACGAAGACTCGATGCTTTCTTTCTGAACCACTCACGGGACTCCTTGGTACGCGGAGTGATCCCAGCACGAAACGCCTGCAGTTCTAGGTTCTGAAATATTTTAGACATGTGCGCTTCCGTTAAAATTCGTATTTGTATTTATA